AGTTCTAATTTTTCTGCAACGCCGCTACCCATAGGATCAAATCGTACAGCACCAATTGTTAATATAACACAATCTGGATTAGTACTTAATGTCTCCATATCTATCATTACATCATTTGCCATTAGAACTCCACACGTTATCTTTGTCTTTTATATCTTCTATTATATCACATCTGAGGTAATTAATCAATAGAATGGAACGCTTTTTGGGTAAATGCATTGGCATAGTTGAATGCATCAACCGAGTATTGTAAAACAATATTGACCCTTTAGGCATGTCATGTTGTTCTGCATTTTCTAAGAAGTATTCGTCATGTACTCCTTCATAGCAATCTTGTATGTTCCAATCTTGTTGATGACTGAAAGGGATAACTCCAGTTGCTCCTGTATCTTTGTCTAAGTCATCAAGTGGTATGATAACTTGTATGCCGCAGATGTCATTGTTTTCTCTTTTGTTGTATTTCTCAAATCGATGCGGTGTATCTATATGAGGGCCTACCCATCTGCTTGGTCCATTTATTGTTACAATATCACTTGCATAGAATGTTGCATCAGTTAAATGCTTTTTGATTTCAGGATAGATAAGTTCATGTATCTCTTTTACTTCGTCCCACTCGTCAGTTAGTTGACTCCACCATACAGCAATGCCAAACAGTTTCTTACACTCCTCTGCTTCTGCGTATTGCTTCTTATGTGTGGATGCTCTGACAGGGTAGAGTTCATCTTTTCTATCGTTTATACGTTCAATGAGGCTGTCTGAAACGATATCATTTATGATATCAAAGCCACGTTCATCATGTGATAGTTTAGATTTGTTACTAAAGATACGATCCCAATTATCTGCATAGGCTTGTCGATTATTTTTCTTACGTGGTGTTGATCCTTTACCTCCATGCCACTGGGTCATACGATCTTCTTTGTTGATTCATTAACTACATCATCTATATAGTTAATAGGTATTTCTTTTTCACCTAACATAGTAAATGCAACGAATAGTCCTACTAGTACCATTGCAATTATACCAAATATTGCTTTTCCTAACATATGTTCTTCTTCAGTCATCTCCACCTCGTCTCTAGCCATGTGCGTTCTTTATCTGTTGCTAAGTATATTCTTCTGTTTGTTTTTCTGGCATTTTTATTTGCATCATAATTTTCATTAGACCAACACCAGTATTCATTTAGATTTCCACCGTTATCATTATGTTGAGCAAGACTTGCCTCATGTATAAAATCATAGTCTTTCATATCACAACTAGGTCCATATGTATCCCAACACCAATCTCTTAATTTATTAAAGTCTATGATCTTTGTTAGATGAGGATAAGAAAGACCTATGGGAGAGAATCTTTTATACTCAGGCAGATGTGTTGCAGTTACCATCCATTTAAAGATATCATGGCCTTTAAATCTACCATCTAGTTGTGTAAATCGTAAGGATCCTTTCATTAGTATCCTGCTTGTTGCATGAGTTCTTTTACTTCTCCGACTACATCTAAATCACGTTTAAATTTAATCGCCCATTTCTCAGGATCGATATATTCTAATACCATCTTCTGTTGAATTTCATCTAACTTACCTAGAAACCCTGCACCAGACTCACTGTGATATAATGCCCAAGGAGAAATTTTTCCTGTTGTGACTTCATAACAGATTCTATTTGGGGGACCGAATCTAAATGCGTCTTTACTTTCTAAGTCTTCGTCTTTAGAAATTTGAATAAGAGTTTCCATACTACGTGCAATTGCATCTAATGGATCTTCTTGTCTTAGATATTCAATCAGAAAGTTTGTGTAGTTTTTATCACTTCTCCATGAATCAATTCTAATTTGATTCTTTAGCAACCAGTCTGCATATCGACTAATGTTAACACATCTAGTATTAACACAGTAATGACCAAACTTAACAAAGGCTAGATAGTAAGAACTTTTAGTAAAGTCCAAATACGTTTTTGTTTTTTTGCTAGAAGTATTCTTTGCATAGAAATTTAACCATGCATTAAATCCAATACGGTTGCCTTTGAGATTCTTATCTCCCCATCTGCGTTTATACTCACAGATGTGTTTGTCAATCGTACTTTCTTTTGCAAAAGAACGACCACAAAAATCACAACCAAATTTAGATTTAGTTGCCGAGTTCTTTTTCGTATTCTTCGATTTCATTATCTGTAACGAGTTCACTTAGTAATTCTACCTCATCAAATTTGAGTTCTGGAAACTTATCTGCTAGATACATTTTGCGTTTGTGTTGTTCACAAAATGCTGTTGCTATTTCAGTCAAGTCTCCTGCTGTTAGTTTAGGATATACTTTCTTATAGTAATCCTTAATGTCTTTGGGCTTTGCTGTATCTTTTAACTTACTAACCCCTGCTTTAATATGAGGTATCCATTGATGATACTGTTTACCAATGCCCGGGCTTGCCGCACATAACATCAACCATTGTAGTTTAGGATGATGTATGACGTTCTCATTAAACAAATGTGTGTTTGCATGATAGTCTACACTTTGCAAATAGTATTGTGATAACTCTCGTTTACCTTTTACAACACTAATCCAATGCACCATCATAAACGGAACAAACTTTCTTTGTTGTTCTGTTGTTAGTCGATCATAGTAACCGTAATCTTTTTTATCTATTGCCGCTATTGCCTCAAACAAATTGAAGTCTTGTTTTTCAAACTTTTCATCAACTGGTGTTTTAGTTCTAGCCAAAATAACCTCTTGCAAACCATCCTATTGCAATTGCGATAGGACCTATTATAAACAAATCAACTATCCAATGCAATGCGATAGATAGTGTTACAATTTCTTTCCAATGTAACTGACAAATATTCTTCCAATGTTTAAAAGACTTGACCATAATCCACTATCTCACAATTACGACTTATCTCCTTAACAAAATAAACACATCTTGGCTTAGGACCGTCATCTAGTGGTACACATAAGAACTGACCATTACGTAGTCTCGGTGCATACCATGTAACATCTGAATAGATGTCTACAATTTCGATCGGCAAAAAGTTAGGAGCAAACGATGATAAAGGATTGAATGAGTATACAGAAAATCCCCTATCGTTAAGACTTGATAACGGAAGTGTTTCTAAGTCTCCACCTTCTTCATCACCAATCAACACTTGCCAATCAACTGGCATCTTAATCTGCTTGTCACCAATCTGCAACACAACTGCTGGAGCATTGAATGACTCTAAAAAGATTAAGGGTATGTAATAGTAATCTACGAATGTAGGTGTAGAGTTATCTAAGATAGCAAATCGAAGGTCATCGATTTCTTCTGGTAATGTTTCTAAATTGTAGTACTTGTCTTCTAAAGTTAATATTCTCATGTTGTTATTATACTGCTCCTTGCAGGTTTATTCAAGTTAATCGGGGAAATCATTTGTATTTTAATTTTTCTACAACGAACGGGTAGTTTGCGTCTCGGTAAAATGCTTTACGTGCTGTTAGATGTCGTTTAGCAAATCTGCATGAACTTGTTATGTCCCAGATTTGAACAAAGTCTTTATCTTTTGCTTTACGAATGCCACGCCCGATAGACTGTATGACACGAACAAAACTCTTACCTGGTTCAAGGAGTACAAGATTAAAAATCCTAGGAATGTTGATACCAGTACTAGCCACGCCATAAGTAGCAACAATGATTTTATTATCACTAACGGCAACATCATCATATTCTTCTTTTCTGTCAACAACTTTCATTCCTCCTGATACAAATACTGCATCATCTAAACGTTCTACAAGAGCATGTCCTGCATTGATACGATCAACAAGAACTAAAGTGTTCCCTGATAAAGATATAGTATCTATGAGACTAGCCATCTTATCTAAACGCTTTTCGTCACTGAGCAAATGCTTTAGTTCACTTTGATAGTCACCGAACTCTTGTTCGTCTTGTAACTGTACAATGTTTACGTGACACTTAGCAAGTACCCCTTGGTCCTGCAATTCTTTTGCAGATAATTTATTAATAACAGGTCCCAAACTTACTTGTAAAGCAATGTTTTCATATCTTGCTTTGGGAACTGTTCCTGTAAGTCCCCAACGAATGGGAACGTGTGCCATGACTCCTGTTAAGAGTTGCTTTAATGCATCTGCTTTAGCCATGTGTACTTCATCTACTATCACACATACTACACCTTCTATAAATTCATCTATAGTG